CCCCCGCTCCTACCTTTCTCCTCCCCTGCCCCGTGCTGGGGCGAGGATGGCGCAGGACGAGCGCTGGCCTGCTGGCGGGCCTCGTGGCTGGCGACCGCCTCTTCCTCGTTCCTGAGCCCCTTGATCCGGCCCTCGTGGAAGCGGCGGAGCGTGTACTCGACCTTCTGCCTGCACTCCTCCGGCCCGCGCCCGGGCCGCGAGCGCCAGTCGACCTTCCGGTCGTACTGCGGCCACACGGCCTCATAGAGCTCGTCGGCGGTCGGTGCGGCGCCGTGGGTGCCGATGAACTCGCGCAGGCAGGCGGCGATGGTGGCGACCATGTACGCCTCGCGGCCGTCGTCGAGCTGGGCCTCGAGGACGCCCAGCGAGCCGGTGCTGGCCGGCGCGGCGGCCAGCGGGGCCGGAGCCGCCACTGCCACCGCAGCCCGCGGCGCGGCGGCGCCGTATGGCACCGCCCTGGCGATCATGTCGGCGGTGTAGGTCGGGCCGCCCTCGGTCAGCGTGACCAGCTGCGCCACCCGGCCGGGCTTGGTCGGCCAGGCGATGCTGCCGGCCAGCCGCATGATGCGACCGGGGTTCACCACCTTGGCGTCGCCGCCGTACAGGCCGGCGATCGCCTCAAGCTGCCCGCGCAGCGCCGCCATGTCGTCGATCGGCTCCTCGAGCCTCCACCACCAGTGCTGCCTCACATGCGGCACCGTGCCGGTGGTGACCTTGAGGGTCGGCGGCATGCGCCGGGCAAGCCGCTCCGCGCGCTCGACCGAGCCGGGCTCGTCGAGGTCGAGCCACACCGCCCAGGCGGCGACGGCGTCGCTGTCGGAGGTGCGCGCGAACGGCGCGGTGTCGGGGTGCTTGAGCGTCGCGCCGAGGTAGAGGTTGCGCCCCTCGAGGTTCCACGCCGCGGCCTGCTCGGCGAGCTCGTCGACCTGGTCGAGGGCGAACAGCCGGGCGCCGGAGCCCTTGCCGGGCGAGATCCATGCGAGCTCGACGAGCCCCGAGGTGGCGGCGCCGAACAGCCCGAGGACATGCCGGCGCATGGCGTCGGTGCCCGGCTGCATGTCGATCGTGCGTGCTGGTTCCATCGTCAGAACCCGCTTGCCTGATCCACGTCGCGCTCTTGATCCAATGCCTCAAAAACGCGCCCGTGCTCGATCGCATGGCATGCCGAACACACGCCGACGAGGTCGTCCAGCGCTTCGCGCCCGACCCTCTCGTATGTCAAATGGTGAACTTCGGAAATGCCTGCATCGCGACAGATGCCGCATATGCCTTGGTCGCGCTCTATCACCTCGCGACGCTTCTGCGCCCATTGCTCGGAGCGCATGTAGCTGTCGTACATCGCGCGCCACTTGTTCTTTGTGTGCGCGCGATGCTCCTCGAAGGAGCGCCAGTAGCGCCACGTCAATTCGCGATCCTGCGGCGCAGCTTCGTTGCCGTTGAGCAGTTCCAGGGCGAGCTGATTGGAGATCGGCTGGCCGCGACTGGACCCGCAGCGTTCGCACTGGAGGTAGTACTGCAGCCTTCCATCCTTGCACGTCTTGCTTCGCACTCGATGGGGAACGGCGTGATCGCACCGCTTGAAACGCAAGCTGTCGAAATCGTAGGACATCACGCACCCCTGCATTCGGTGCCGGAGATGCCGCTCCGGCTCGCTCACCACTCACGCACCCAGCCGCCGGGGAGGAGAAGCGGGGGCGCTCGGCAGGTGACGCCGAGGTCGTCGATCGGCGTCAGAACTCCGTGTCGCCGCTCGCGGACACCGGAGCGGCAGCCGCCGGCGGCGGCACCGTCCTCGAGCCCGTGGCGGGCGGCGCGACCGGGGCGGCGACGGGCTTGGGCGTCGGCGCGTCGGTCAGCGGGAGCTCGGCGGGACGCGCCACCCAGCTGACGATCTGCAGGACCGGCTTGTAGTTGGTCGACTTGCCGGCGCCCGTGCTGATGGTGACCGCCTCGGTGCTCGGGCAGGCCACCACCGGCAGCTTGCCCTCGGCGGCCTCGGGCGCGGCGCTGTAGGCGTCGTGCAGCTGGTCGATCGCCTGCATGACGATCGCGGCCTGCGTCATGAGCTCGCGCATGTCGCCGCCGAGGGACTTCGCGAGCTTGACGTGCAGCTTGACCGCGCGGCGGTGATCTTCGGACGGCTTCGCCGGCATCGGCGCCGGGACGCGCGCGAAGCTGGTGTCGGGCGGCTGCCCGGCGGCGAACTTGGCCCAGCCGATCTCGATCTGCGCGAGGTCGAAGACCGCGGTGAAGCCGTTGGTGACGTCGGTGACCTGGTCCTTGCCGTCGACGCGGAACCAGCGACCGGCGCGCGCGTCGAACTTGACGATGGGCGTGCGGTTGCCGCCCGTGGGGATGCCGAGTGCCATGTGCGTGTGTCCTTTTCCGGTGTCTGGCCGGGAACCGCCGGCCGCGGTTCTCTCAGAAGCCGAAGACGCGCAGGCCGTTGGCGCGGGCCTGCGGTTCGCTCCAGTAGAAGCTGTCGTAGTTTGGGCAGACGAGCGCGGCGAGCTCGTGCGGATCGCGCGAGAGCGCAAGGAAGCGCTCAAGGCGGCGAGCGATGTTCGCCAGCGCCGCGAGGTGGTCGCGCGCGTTCTCGAGCTCGTACACCGCCGACTTCTTCGGCGTGGCGTAGCAGAAGCGCATGCCGTAGTTGTTGAAGGCAGCGGCGTACACCGCGCCCTGGCGCGCGTGGCTGGCCTTGATTGCCGACGGCAGCGTCGAGGACGTCTTGAGGTCGACGATCACGCCGTGACCGTGGAACACGAAGTCGGTGAAGCCGATGCACGGCACCGCCACGCCCTCGAGCGTGACCTCGACCCGGTGCTGGCGGCCATCCTCGGGGACGTCCGGCTTGCCGTAGGCCGCGAGCTGCTTGAGCGCCTGCTCGAGCATGCCGGCGATCTTCAGCTTGGCGTCGGCGTCCTGGCAGAGCGCGTCGTACTTCGTGAGCGCGACCGGCAGCGCGTCGTGAAGCTTGTCGGGGTTGAGCAGCGCGTACTCGACGCCCGCCTCGACGGCGGTGCCGACATGCGCGGCCGGGCCGACCGGCGAGCGCATCTTGAGCAGGCGCTCCATCACCCACATGGCGGGCTCGGACGCCCAGAGGTTCAGCGACGAGGCGCTGACATGCTCGATGCCGTGCTGCGCGAAGCCGCTCATCGGTACACCGGCGCCTCGGCAGCGCGACGCTCCAGCGTCTCCTGCTCGTGGTCCTCCTCGGCGACCTGGCCGGCCAGCGCGACGTAGCCCAACGCGTCGACCCAATCGTCACGGTTGAACTCGCCGTGCTGCGTGCGCGCAATCTTGAGAAGCGCGAGCATCGCCAGCACGTCGGCGGCGTCGATGTCGACCCGCACCGGGCCGCCATCGTCGAGGTACTCGCGCCACAGGCGCGCGACCTGCTCGTGCAGCCGGCGGGCGTCGCCGTGCTGCTTCGCCCGGTCGCCGCCGACCAGCTCGGCGGCGGTGTCGAGGTTCTGCTGCGCTTTCATGTCTCTCCCCTGTCGCGGTTCAGTCGTCGATCTCGGTCAGCGTGATCTCCGCGCGCGGATGCTCGCGGTCGATGTGATGGAAGAGGTGCATCTCGCGCACCGCGCGGTCGTTCGCGTAGACGCGGCCCTGCAAGGCATCGAGGATGAGGCTGGGGTCGAGGTCCGGCCGCTCGGTGGCGTAGAAGACATGCGCGGTCATCGCGATCGGCGCGCGCAGCTGCTTGTCCTCGGGCAGCGGCGCCACCTGGCGCGCAACGTCGGCGACGTAGCGGCGGGCCTTGAGCGACTTGATGACCCGCAGGCGCCCGCCGATCTTCACGATCTGCCGCGAGTTCGCCTTCGACGCGGGCTCGCCATGGATGACGCCGTGCCAGCGGCGCAGCTGCGGCTCGGTCATGGCGTGCCTCGACGCGCGGCCTGCAGCACGCGCTGGACGCTGGACTGCGCGACACCCAGCGCGGTGGCGATCCGCCCCTGCGACATGCCAGCAGCCGCCATGCGGATGACCGCGTCGCGATCGAGCGGCTTGTATTTCTTCTGCTGGAAGTCGTGGAACTGAGGCTGCCGCTCGGCGCACATGCCAGCCGCGCTGCTCATGTACGACGACGCCGGCGGAGGCTGCCGGCGCCAGAGAGCGACCTGACGGATCATGTGCGCGGGGATGTCCTCGTACCGCGCAGCGCCGATGTGCTTGGCGAAGCGCTGCTCCGCGTTTCGCAGCTCCACCTCGCGGTCGTAGCCTTCGAGGTCGTTGCGGCAGACCTTCTGCTGATGACCTGTCGGGCTGCCATCGTAGTAATAGGCCCCGTCCTCGTAGCTCAGCCGGCGCTTGCGCCGCGCCTGTTGGAGCGCGCCGGCCAGGCGACGCGGATCGAAGACCTCGCGCAGCTGCGCGAGCGTGGCGCGGCGGCCGGGCTGCTCTAGGATCCAGGTGCAGACTTCGTGCGTGAGGCTCATCGGCGCCTCGCGCTGAAGAAGTCGGCGGCCTCGAGGCGGTAGCCTCTCCGCTTCGCCGCGGCGAGCAGGGCCGCGATGTGGCGCGCAGGGATCGACTTCCGTCGACGCCACGCGCGCACTGCGACCGGCGTGACGCCCGTCACGGCAGCGACTTCGCGGGTCGACCCGAAGAGGCGGGTCACAAGCTGTAGTGTATCGGCCATGACCGGAGACAATACATAGCGTAAGCCATCTGATCAATACCTTTTGTATCGCGCCAAGTGCTACCACCTCGCCATGAACACGACCGAAAAGATCCGCGCCGTGCTGCGCGAGCACAACCTTGATGTGTCAGACCTTGCGCGGCGCATGGGGTTGAACCCCGTGTCGGTGCGCCAGCACCTCAACCGCGGCTCGATCCCGGCGAAGCACCTGCAGGCATACGCCCGCGCCCTCGGCGTGCAGGTGGCGCAGCTGATAGGCGACGAGCCTCTGGCGACTGGCGCGACGCTGCCAGCAGCTGCGGAGATGCCGCCCGTCACCATTGCCGGCATCGACTATCTCGCCCTGCCCGTCTACGACATCGGCGCTGCGGCCGGCGCCGGCACGTTCGTCGTCGGAAACGCCGATGGCGACGCGGTTTCCTACAGCGTGTTCCGGCAGTCCTGGCTGCGCGGCGTGACGTCCGCGCCGCCCGATCGGCTGGCTGTCCTGCGGATCTCCGGCGACAGCATGTGGCCGACCTTGCACCACGGCGACAGCGTGCTCGTCGACATGACGGTCACCGCGGTCGGACGGGATGGCATCTACGTCATCCGCCTGGGCGACGAGGTGCAGTGCAAGCGCTGCTCGAGGCACCCGGTCAGCGGCTCGCTGACGATCGCCAGCGACAATGCGGCGTACCCGACCTACCAGGACGTGCGCCCGGCCGGCCTGTCGGTGCTGGGCCGGGTGATCTGGACCGGTCGCACCGTCTAGCGATACTTTTTGTATTGACCTGAACCGATACAGTCCGTATCGTCCCATCCGTTGCCGCCCCATCGGCGGCCGGAGGAGGGACATGGACGACCAGCTTTCCCAGTTGCGTCAGCGCCTCGCTGACGTCGAGCGCTTCCTGCTGATCGAGGAGGCCGCCGACCGCGGCGCGGACCTCCAGAAGATCAGCAGGCTCCGAGAGCACCGCATCAGCCTGCAGGTCGAGATCGACGCGCTCGTCGCGTCGAGGATCGCGGGGGCCGCATGAAGATGCCCTCGCTGTCCGACTGGGCGGTCGGGATCATGGCCGTCGCGATGATCTACGGCCTGCTCCTGGTGACGCCATGAGCAGGCCCATCGCCACCGGCTACCGCGCCGACCTGCCGGTGACGCCGGCGACCTTGCGCGGGCGCATTGCGATCCGCGCCGAGCTGCTCCGCGGCGTCGACGTCGAGAGCGTCCGCTACCTCAACCAGCAACAGCGCATTGCCGAGCTCGAGCGCCAGCTCGCGGCGCTGGAGGGCGGACGATGAGCCGGTGTTGCTTTGCCAGCTTGATGCCGTCGAGCGACGCGCTCGTGTCGGTCCGGTTCCACGCCGGCGAGGTGCAGTTCGTCGCCATCAGCGTCGGCGACATCACGCTGCAGGTCTCGGCTCACCAGGCCGACCGCATCCGCGACGAGATCGCCGCCGCGTTCCGGCGCCCGCTCGAGCTCGAGGAGGTCGATCGATGACCGACGAGCAGGAGCGCCTCGTGCGCGCCAGCGGCGAGGCCTGGGCGTGGATGGACGAGGACCGGCGGCGGCAGGGAACGGCGGTCTACTGGTTCGCCTTCGCCTTGCTCGGCGTCGCGACGGGCGCGGTGGTGATCGTGTTGGCGGGGTTGCGATGAGGTTCGGCTCCGTCTGCTCGGGCATCGAAGCCGCGTCGGCCGCGTGGCACGCGCTGGGCTGGCGCGCCGCATGGGTTTCAGAGATCGAGGCTTTCCCCAGCGCGGTGATTGCCGCGCGCTGGCCGGGCGTCGAGAACCTGGGCGACATGACATCGCTTCCTGAGCGCATCCTCGCACGCGAGGTCGAGGCGCCGGACGTCTTCGTGGGCGGGACGCCGTGCCAAGCGTTCTCCGTCGCCGGCCTGCGCGGCTCGCTCTCCGACGCGCGCGGGAACTTGACCCTGACATTCGTGAGGATAGCTGATGCAATCGACGCTGTTCGACGCGCTGATGGACGCGCGCCCTGCTGGGTCGTGTGGGAGAACGTCCCCGGCGTCCTCTCCGTCGCCGACAACGCTTTCGGCGCGTTCTGGGGCGGACTGGTCGGCGGCGATGCCGCCCTCGAGCCGCCGCGAGGACGAGGCTGGACCGACGCAGGCGTGGTTTCTGGACCCAGCCGATGCGCCGCATGGCGCGTACTGGACGCCCAGCACTTCAGCCTGGCGCAACGACGGCGCCGGGTCTTCGTGCTCGCTCGCGGAAATTCTGGAAGCTGGCAAGCTGCCGATGCGCTTCTACCTGTCATCGAAGGCGTGCGCTGGCATCCTGCGCCGCGCCGAGCGTCGCGGGAAAGAACTGCCGGCGCAGCTGCAACGGGCGCTCGAGGCGGTGGCGGCCTCGGCACCGACGCAGAGCTAGATGGTGCGCTGATCCCGCAGCGGTGGCCCGCTGAAATAGCCCCGACGCTCAACGCCGCGTTTGGCGAGAAGCAGGGGCTCGAAGACCAGCACGCGCTCGGCGGCGCCGGGTTGTTCGTGCCGACGGTCGCCCACGCCCTGCGCGGCGAGGGCTTCGACGCCTCGGAAGACGGCACGGGGCGCGGAACGCCGCTGGTGCCGGTCGCCCACGCCTTCGACGCGCGCCAATCCGACGTCATCCAGTACGGTGACCGCACCGGCCCGCTCGACACGGACGGGCATAGCGTGGCGGTGGCGTTCGACACCACGCAGATCACCAGCCCGTCCAACTATAGCCGACCAAAGCCGGGCGATCCCTGCCACCCTCTTGCAGCAGGCGCGCATCCGCCGGCGGTGGCGTTCTCCTGCAAGGACCACGGCGCCGATGCTGCGGCCGATATCGCTCCGACCCTGCGCGCGATGGGCCACGCCGGCAGCCACGCGAACGGCGGCGGGCAGATGGCGGTGGCGTTTGATGCCTACAACCAAACGGCCAGCGACATCACGCACACGCTAAGACGTGGGACTGGATCATCTGGAGACGCCATCCCGCAAACGATATCTGGCATGCAAGTCCGCCGCCTGACCCCCGTCGAGTGCGAGCGCCTCCAGGGCTTCCCCGACGACTACACCGCGATCCCCTGGCGCGGGAAGCCCGCGAGCGAGTGCCCCGATGGGCCGAGGTACAAGGCTCTGGGCAATTCTATGGCCGTGCCGGTGATGAGGTACTTGGGAGAGCGGATCAAGGCGGTCGGGGGTGAACCATGACCCCCGCCGAACGCATCGCCCGCGAACATTGGAACGCGGCGCTCTTCCTCGACGGTCGTCGGATCTTCCCGCAGGTCGCGGCTTGGGACGATCTGTCTCCCAACGCGCGCGACGAGGTGATCGGCCAAGTCGAGGCGATGCTCAACGCAATCGAGGCCGCCGGGCTGGCGGTCGTGGAAATGGAGGATGGACGATGAGCGACATCGTGGAACGATTGAGGTTGGATGCGGAGCCGACCGAATCCGACATGGAAGAAGCCGCCGCCGAGATCGAGCGCCTGCGCGCCGAGCGCGACGCGCTGAAGACCGCCGCACGCGAGTTCCTGACCACGCTTGGCGCTGCGATGAAGACTGGGAAATTCCACATGAACGGCTCTGCCGACATGTGCCACTTCGTGCGTCAGGCCATGCAGAAGCTCGATGTCCTCGCGTTCGACCGCGAAGAGAAGCGCCCGACCGGGCTGGAGCGCTTGCATGAGGAGGTCAAGCGATGAACCTCCACACCGTCGCCGCCGTCGTCGCGGTCGCGAGCTACGTCGCCTTGTGGGTCATCACCCTGTGGATAACGCAGAAATGACGCCCCGCCTCCTCCGCCGCGCGCAGGTGCTCGAGCTGCTGCAGGTCGGCAGCAGCACGCTCGCGCGCTGGATCGAGAAGGGGATCATCCCGCCGCCGGTCGCCGGCACCGCCAGGTGGGACAGGCTGGCGATCGAACGGGCGCTTGACCGGGCCGCCGGCGTCGAGGAACCCTCGGCGCCCACGCTAACGGAGAGGGCGGCACGATGGGAGAGGTCACGTTGCGCGTGAAGCGCCTGCGACGGATCGCCGGCCGCTACTACTGGCGGCCGTCCGCCACGATCGTGCGCCTCGGCTACAAGGTGGTCGCGCTCGGCGCGGACCTCGTGGCGGCGATCGCGCGAGCCGAGCAGCTGAACGCAGAGGTCGAGGAGCGCCGCAGTGGCGCGGAGCGCGGGCCGCCGCTTGGGTCGATCGCTGCGCTGCTCGTCGCCTATGAGCGCGAGGAGCACTTCGCCAGCCTGGCCGCGAACACCCGCAAGCAGTACCTGTCGATCATGCGCGAGATCGCGCGCAACGCTGGCGACCTGCAGGTCGCCGGCATCAGCCGGCGCGACATGAAGGCGCTGTATCGCAGCCTCGTGCCACGCGGCGTGGCAACCGCGGCCGCGCACATGAGGTTCTGGCGCGTCCTGCTTGGATACGCCGTGGACGAGGGGCTGCGCCCCGACAACCCGGCGACGAAGATGCGGGTCACCGCCGGCAAGGCGCGGACGCAGACATGGGCGCCAGACGAGATCCGCGCCTTCTGCCGCGCCGCCGAGGCCGCAGGGCAGCCGAGCGTGGCGCTGGCGGTGCTGCTGGCCTACGAGACCGCCCAGCGCGTCTCCGATGTCCTGCGCGCATCCTGGCGCGATCTGGACGGCACGACGCTGCAGGTGGTGCAGAAGAAGACCGGCGCGAGGGTGGCGGTGCCGCTGTCTGCCGAGTTCCTCGCCATGCTCGAGGCCGGCGGTCGCCGTGGCCTGACGCTCGTGGCGCGCGAGGACGGGAGGCCTTGGCAGGACGTCACCTTCCGCGCGGCGTTCAACCGGGTGCGAGCCGCCGCCGGGCTGCGCCACCTGCGCTTCCACGACCTGCGCCGCACCGCGCTGACCGAGGCGGGCAGTGGCGGCGCAACGATCATGGAACTACGCGCGCTCGGTGGTCACGCCGACGTTGCCAGCCTCCAGCGCTACGTCGTTCCTGACGTCGAGGCCGCGCGCGGAGCGCAGGACAAAAGGGCAACAGCAAGTGGCAAGGCCCGAAAGTAGTGGCAAGCGACTGAGCGATCACAATAGGTTAGCCGCTTCTGAGTCTGCTTCGAGATAATCTAGAACCTATTGATAACGTTGGTGTTTCTGCCATTTCTGAGCCGAAACCCACTCGCGAAATCCTCGGCAAACAGCATCATGTGGCAAAGGATTTCGCCTCGCTCCGCACCGCTTCCACGCGCCTGCTCCACCCCTTCCCGAAGGTCGGCCAGATGGGCAGCGCGCGCAGGAACTCGAGGCGCAGGTCGCAGATCCGATCGATCGTGGCGACGGGGTCTGCGGCGGTCGCCAGCGCCACGGTACGCGGCCCGATGGAGCCGTCGACCGCGGCGCCAACGGCCTGCTGCAGCAACTTGCCGGCGCGTCCTGTGCCGCTGTTCACCGCCACATCGAACACCGCCAGGTCGACGCCTGGCGGCAGCTCGTCGGCGCGCACCGCGTTCCAGTACCGCTCGCGGTACAGTGGCGCCACGAGCTCGGGCGTCAGCGCCCGCATCGCCGCCTCGTCGGACGGCTGGTTCGTCCAGCTCTCCCAGACGCGCTGGGTGACGCCCAGGTTGGTGCGGCCACCCGGATCGGCCGGATGGTTGACGTAGCCGCCCTCGTGCTTGAGGACAGCGGCCAGCGCCGTCGGCCAGGTCGCCGCGCTCATTTC